GAATTGCTCGGATATTGTATTAAAAAATCATGCACTATATTTTAAAACAAATACTCAGATGCAAATTGTAGATCAGTTTATATCAAATTCTTTAGAGAAAGTGGAGGACCCAACTTTCACCATTTCTTGGAAAAATTTGCATTATATTTGGAAATTATATTTGTCGTCGATTAAACTGCCTAATATGATATATTCTAATTCTTTAAAACAATATTTAAAACAACAGTTTGAGTACGATGAAGTAACGGATATGTTTTATAAGATAACAAGCAAATTTTTACCGTGTATCAGCGACTTTTTGTTTTTCTGGGAATCGTATATTTTGGTTCATCAATCAAAGAATATCACCGATTTTGTGGAAGAATTGGAGATTAATGAATTGTATGAATTGTTCAAAAAGATATTCCCAACGACCACGATTTCTGAAAAGGATGTCTTGAAACTGATTACCCATTTTTTCACAGATATTAATGTAATTGAAAATAAATATATTTTAAATGTATCATCTTCCATCTTGTTATGGAACAAAAATGCGAATATAATGGAATCTTTGGAGATTTATAAACTAACAAATAAATCAAATGATAACAATAGTACTCAAAACAACGGTGGTACTCAAAACAATACTACTCAAAACAACAACGGTATTATTTCGTTTGACGATTTATATCAAAATTACATTAATTATTGTCACGAAAAACATTTTTTAATAGTGAATAAAAAATATTTCGAAAAATATGTAGGTTATAAGTTAAAAGATTTTGTTGTTTTTGATACGTTTATTGGGTGTGACTGGATAATAAATTGATTATAAAAGAATAACACCACCCTTTTTAGATTTTCTAGATCCGGTTTTTTTAGAAACCTTGACGAATCCGAACTTTCCCTTCTTGGTTCCGTATCCGTGTTTCAATAATCGTTGCTCCTTTTTAGCAGTGGTATGTTTCGCTTTGGAAACAATGCGACCATTTTTATTTTGGAATAAATCGCTCTTTTTAAGACCGCCGTTTGTCTTGTATGCAGTTCCATGCCAAACTTGGGCGCGAGTCCCAATCAATATTTCAAATACGCCGCCACTAATATGATATTTTCCATCAGAACCTTTCTTGTTGAACATTATAAATTAACATGAGAAAAATAATTATAACGCGATAATAAAAATTAAAATATTATTAATATTATTTTATTTTTTAAAACTTATTTCTCGGAGGAATTATAGTAATTTGTTGTTGAGGTATGAATGATTTCGATCCTCCTAAATTGGTACTCGCCAATTTTTGACCAATCCGCATTGCATCCGATTGTTGGGTTTTTACTAAATCTTTATTTACAATACTTGTGCTATGTGTTCTTAAACAATTCACATAGACATCCTGAGATGTTGTAAAATTATTTTTTCTAAACATATTCTTGTTATTATATTATACAAATATATACAATATAATAAAATTGAAATTAATTTAAACCTATTGTTTGTATTAATATAGTAAAAACATGAGCATTTCAAATAATAATAATACTATGGATTCTATTTTATCTAGTAAGTATCAGCAGAAAACTGATCGTGATCATATATTAGATAATCCAGATACATATATTGGTTCCGTTGAGCACGTAGATGCTCATATGTGGATTTATGATGACGAATTAAATAAAATCGTAGAAAAGAATATCAATTATATTCCCGGATTATTCAAACTTTTCGACGAAGGAATCGTAAATTGCCGCGATCACGTCATTCGTATGGAGACCGCTATTTCAAGTAATGTTCCGAATTCGCGACCAGTCACCTATATTGATATCAGTATTGATGCAGATGGAACAATCACAATGGTGAATGATGGAAACGGGATTGACGTCGCTAAACATCCAGAGTATAATATTTGGATCCCCGAATTAATATTTGGACATTTGCGAACTTCCACGAATTACGATAAATCCGAGAAAAAAATCGTAGGCGGTAAAAACGGGTTCGGATTTAAATTGGTCTTGATTTGGTCGACTCAAGGTTCTATTGAAACGGTAGATCATACAAGAGGACTCAAATATATGCAAACATTCAATAATAATTTGGATACGATAATGGAACCGTCGATAACCAAATTCAAAGGTAAACCGTACACCAAAATAACATTTAAACCGGATTATACGCGTCTTGGAATTGATAATTTATCGCCGGATATTATTGCGTTGTTGAAGAAACGCGTATACGATATTTCAGCGATAACCGATAAATCAATCAAGGTTAGATACAATACAACACTGGTACCTATTAAAAATTTCCAACAGTATATTGACCTTTATATTGGTGACAAAGACACAACCAATCGAATATACGAAGAGGGGAATGAACGATGGGAATATGCGATTGCATTGTCGCCATCGCAAGAATTCATCCAAATTTCGTTCGTAAATGGTATTCATACGTGCAAGGGCGGGAAACACGTGGAATATATATTGAATCAACTCACGCGTAAGTTGTGCGATTATATTGAAAAGAAGAAGAAGATTCGGGTCAATCCAAATAGTATCAAAGAACAAATCATGTTATTCATTAGATGCGATATTGAAAACCCGTCGTTTGATAGTCAAACCAAAGATTACATGAATACACCCATGGGAAAATTCGGGTCGTCGTGTGCAATTAGCGATAAATTCGTGGAAAAGGTTGCTAAAATGGGCGTTATGGATGCGGCGTGCGCGATTACTGAAGTGAAAGAAAATAAGGCGGCGAAAAAATCGGACGGAGTTAAGAGTAAAAATATTCGCGGTATTCCGAAATTGATTGACGCCAATTGGGCGGGAACAGAGAAATCGCATCTTTGCAGTATTATATTTTGCGAGGGAGATTCGGCGAAATCCGGTATTGTATCTGGATTGTCTTCGGAAGATAGAAATACGATTGGTGTTTACCCGCTGAAAGGTAAGGTGATGAATGTCCGTGGAGAAATCATGAAGAAAGTATCCGAAAACAAGGAAATTTCCGAAATCAAAAAGATTCTAGGATTGGAGATGGATAAAGAGTACGAATCCATGGATGATGTCAAGGCGTGCTTGCGGTACGGAAATATCTTGTTGTTTGCGGATCAAGATGTGGATGGGTGTCATATTAAAGGGTTGTGTGTGAATTTATTCCAAACGGAGTGGGCATCGTTAACTAGAATTCCTGGATTTCTTGGGTACATGAACACTCCTATTTTGAAAGCGAGAAAACTGAGTCAGGAATTAATGTTTTATAATGACGGCGAATATGAAGAATGGAAACAAGCAAATAATGACGGGAGAGGGTGGAAAATCAAGTATTACAAAGGATTAGGTACTAGCACTGGAAAGGAGTTTAAAGAGTACTTCCAGCAGAAAAAGATTGTCAGTTTTGCTTACAGCGGAGAAGTCAGCGATAATGCGATTGATATGGTATTTAATAAGAAACGCGCCGACGACCGCAAAGAATGGTTATCTAAATACGACCGAACAAGTTATTTAAATACTGGAAATAAAAGTGTCACTTATGAAGAGTTCATCGACAAGGAACTAATCCACTTTTCGAAATACGATTGTGACAGAAGTATTCCTAATCTAATGGACGGATTGAAAATCAGTTTGCGAAAGATATTGTATGCGGCATTCAAAAAGAATTTGACAACCGAAATAAAAGTTGCACAATTCAGTGGTTACGTTTCAGAGCATTCATGCTACCACCACGGAGAATCAAGCTTGAACCAAGCAATTGTCGGGATGGCGCAAAATTTCGTCGGGTCGAATAATATCAATCTGCTTGTACCGTCGGGCCAGTTTGGTACCCGGTTGATTGGGGGAAAGGATAGTGCTTCGGAGAGATATATATTTACACAACTGTCGAAAATAACCAGAATGTTATTTCCGATTGCAGATGATGCGATTCTAAAATATTTGAACGATGATGGGTATCCAGTAGAACCGACGTTTTATGCGCCTATTATTCCGATGTTATTAGTCAATGGATCGAAAGGTATTGGTACAGGATTTAGTACTGATATTATGTGTTATAATCCGCTGGATATCATTTCGTATTTGAAAACGAAACTCACCGAATCTCAAGGCGCATCAGATATTGAATTTATTCCGTATTACGAAGGATTCCGTGGTCAAATTGTGAAATTAACCGATTCTAAATTCTTATTCAAAGGAGTATACGAAAAAATCGGTCCGGATAAAATCAGAGTTACAGAACTCCCTGTTGGTTATTGGACACAAGACTTTAAAGAACATCTAGAAAGTTTGACGGAAGTGTCAACTGATAAGAACGGGAAAAAGACACAACCGATTATCCGTGATTACGACGATATGAGCAAGGATACCAGTGTAGATTTTACGATTGTATTTCAGCGCGATAAATTAACAGAATTAGAATCTATGATTGGTGATTATAATATTAACGGCGTTGAAAAAATTTTGAAATTGTGTTCGTCGGGATCAACTACAAATATGCATTTGTTTAATGAAGAAGATAAATTAAAAAAATACGACAAGATTTCAGACATCATTGATGATTATTATACGGTGAGATTAGAATTGTACGATACTAGGAAAAAGCATATGATGGTTTCATTGAATAAAGAATTGATGGTATTGTCCAATAAAGCGAGATATATTCAAGAAATATTGAACGATACGATTGATTTGAGGAAGAAAAAGAAGGAACAGGTGACAGAGATGTTGGTTCAAAAAGGATACAATACAATCGACGACGATGAAGAGTTCAGATATTTGGTAAAGATGTCTATGGATTCGGTTACAGAAGAAAACGTGGATAAAATTAACAAAGAGCATGCGGATAAACAGAACGAATTGCATATCGTTCATTCGACAAGTATTCAACAGATGTGGTTGCATGAACTAACAATTCTAGAAGAAGAATATTTAAAGTATAAGGATGAGCGCATGAGATCAACAATAGACCATGTTATTGGTACTAAAAAAATCACTAAAAAAAAGGCACTATAAAGTATAATGTTTATTTGTAGATTATTATTGTTTATTATAATTATTATTTAAAATATTTTTTTAACACTTCATTCAAAACATAAATAATTCAAACACAATTTGCTCTACTTCGGTTTTATCGAGATATTTTGGATGATACGCAAATAAATACCTATTGGAACTTATTTTCAAGATTGAAAACACGTTTTCTTTAGTCGGCGTATAAATGTAATACACACAATTATAAGTTGACGATTTATAATTATTCCAATTACTATGTTTGTGAAAAATCTGATTTAATGATTTCAACACATATGCACCAGACTCTTGTGAAAATACCGGTCTATCTTCGAAAAATAATGTCAACCCTTTTTGGGTTTGGAAATAAAATCTTTGGGGAAAATCTTGACAGTGAAAACTTTGCATTTGTGGTAAAACAAGGGGTTGTTGCGAAGAATACCATATTTTTTTCATTTTTGGATTGGTTTTCATATCAAACTCTTTTACTATGTCGGGTTCATTATCATATGTAAATAATAACTTGGAATTTTCATCAGGTTCTAATTCATAATTCATATATTTTTTCACAGTGTTGAAAATCGTTTCTGGAATAATAAATGTAAATACACCGAACTCCATATTCATAATAATATATTATGTGGTTTTATTCTACATTCTTTTTTAAAAAAGTGTAAATACTTACTTTTACAAACAAAGGATAATTAACATATAAAATTAGTTTAAATGTTTGTCTAATAACTATATACTTATTAGACAAATAATACATGTGCAAAGAAAAAGATTGTAAAATTAGACCGAATTATAATAAAGAGGGCGAGACAAAAGCATTGTATTGTTTAAAACATAAATTGAATGGAATGGTGGATATAAAAAACAAAACTTGTATTTATCCGAATTGCACAATTAGACCAGTATTTAATATAGAAGGCGACACAAAAGCATTATATTGTTCAGCACACAAAACAGATGGAATGGTTAACGTTATAAGTAAAACTTGTATTTATCCGAATTGCACAATTAGACCAGTATTTAATATAGAAGGCGACACAAAAGCATTATATTGTTCAGCACACAAAACAGATGGAATGGTTAACGTTATAAGTAAAATTTGTATTCACCCAGATTGTAAAATTAGACCAAATTATAATAAACCAGGAGAATCAACCGCACTGTATTGTTCAGTGCACAAAACAGATGAAATGGTTAACGTTATAAGTAAAATTTGTGTTTATCCAGATTGTAAAAAACAACCGGTATTTAACAAAGAAGGCGAATCAACCGCACTGTATTGTTCAGCACATAAATTGGATGGAATGATGAATATAAAAAACAAAACTTGTATTCATCCAAATTGTAAAATTAGACCAGTATTTAACAAAGAAGGCGAATCAACCGGACTGTATTGTTCAGCACATAAATTGGATAGAATGGTTAATGTGAAAGACAAAACTTGTAAAAGTGAATGGTGTTTAACACAAGTAAAAAAAGAAAAATACGATGGGTATTGTCTATTTTGTTATATGAATATATATCCTGATAAACCAGTATCGCGCAATTACAAAACAAAAGAATATTCTGTCGTTGAAAATATAAAAACAAAGTTTCCAAATTTGAGCTGGATCGCAGACAAAATAATAAATGGTGGTTGTTCAAAAAGGCGACCAGATTTATTGTTGGATTTAGGGTATCAAATCATTATAGTAGAAGTCGACGAAAACCAGCACGGAGATTATGATTGTAGTTGTGAAAATAAACGTATAATGGAATTATCCAGAGATTTGGGACACAGACCTATTGTATTTATAAGATTCAATCCAGACGATTACACAAAAAATGCAACAAATATAACTTCATGTTGGGGACAAGATAAAAATGGAATATGTGTTGTAAAGAAATCAAAAAAGAATGAATGGAACGAAAGATTACATACATTGGAAGAGCATATCAATTATTGGGTAAATCCAGCGAATATTACAAATAAAACAATTGAAACAATTCAGTTGTTTTATGATGTGTAAAAATATTTAGAACCATGGTCCCACTTTATGCGTTCTTCTATTTTCAGTATAATCCATTTTAGGAGGGTCGAGTAATTCGGGCGCTCTACTCACGTCACGCAAATAATTCATGTAGCCTTCAGCTTCTCCGTAGACTTTTTCAATGCAATAATCTAATATTACCTTATTCAGTTCACTTATTTGGTGAGCGATATTTGTACTTTGGTTTGCAGAATTTTGTAAAAACACGCTGCGCATGATGATTTTTAGTGAATTACAATCTTGAGGTGAAATTGTATATAGACCATTTGATTTGTGATAAACGCCTGCTCGTATTCCATTTTGAATAATTTGCATATTTTTAATAGAAAAAAATGCGGTTGATAATGGTGTGTCTTCCCAAGTATTATTAGACGATTGCCTAAATGTAGCACATTGATTTGCGGGAATTTTATCATACATTGCAAATAATTGTTGTGTATTCGGCGAAGATGGGATTAAATTAATTCTTCCATTTGAGGTTTTCATTATAATAGATTTATAAAAAAAATATATACATAAAATATATAAATGGAACTCAACTTTCAAATACTTGTATTAATTGCGGCGACAGTAATATTAATCATGTCATTAATAATTATTGGATATATGATGAATCGTAATCAAAGAAATCAACCGTGGCCGCCGGTTGTAGGAAAATGTCCAGATTATTGGGATTTAGATCTTTCAGGAAATATGTGTACACCTCCTGAAAGTGGGATAAATGCTGGTTCAACTGGAACCGGACCACTAGATTTAACACAATATGCTAAAAAATGCGATTTATATGCTTGGGCGACAGCAAATAAAGTTTCATGGGACGGCATCACATTAGATAGCGGAGAAAAACCTCCCGGATGTTAGTAAACAACTTCAACAAAACTAATATAAAAGAATAATATTTAAAGTATTAAATGGATACTTTAAATATAAACAATTTATTAAATAGAGAAGAAGAGTCATTAAGAATAAAAAATATTTTGAAACATTTCGAAGAAAACAAACACGATCTCTTGACTAAAAAAGGGTTTTATATTTATGGAAATCCGGGTATTGGTAAAAGTTCATTCATCATTAATATTTTAAAAGAGTTAAATTATGACATTATAAAATACGATGCAGGGGATATTAGAAACAAATCCATCATTGACACAATTACTAAACACAATATGTCGGATACTAATATTATGAGTTTGTTCCATAAAAAACCGAAAAAGATTGTTATTATCATGGACGAAATTGACGGAATGAATAATGGCGATAAAGGCGGAATCAATACGTTAATCAAATTGATCCGTCCTAAAAAAACGAAAAAACAGAAATTGGAAGAAATCACATTGAACCCGATTATTTGTATCGGCAATTATCATATTGACAAAAAAATAAAGGAATTGATGAAAGTCTGCAACGTAATTGAACTGAAAACGCCTACATCTGCACAAATTACAAATATAATCACTCAATTGATTCCTACTTTGAATGAACCGTTAAAAACGAATATTATTAATTTTATTCAAGGCGATTTAAGAAAGATAAATACCGTATACGAAATATATAAAAATAAGGAATCCGTATTGAATAACAATATTATTCAAAATATTTTCCAGATGAAATCATATAATGACGATACACGAAAAATAGTTCAAAAAATGATAAATTCGCCGTATCAAATGAACGAGCATTTAAGCATAATGAATGAAACCGATCGGACAATCATTGGATTATTATGGCATGAAAATATAATTGACGTATTGGGCAAAATGAAAAAAGCGGATTCTATTCCATTTTATCTAAAAGTATTAAATAATATATGTTTTGCGGATTATATTGATCGAATTACATTTCAAAAACAGATATGGTTGTTCAATGAGATGAGTTCATTAATTAAAACGTTTTACAACAATCAATTGTATCATGATACATTCAATAAGAAACAAAAATATAATCCATCTGAAGTCAGATTTACAAAGGTTCTAACAAAATACTCGACGGAATATAATAATACAATTTTTATTCAAAATTTGTGTCTTCAATTGGGGATGGATAAAAAGGATATTTTTTCTTTTTTCTTGCATTTAAAAAATAAATACGACGACAATGAAATTGTTAGTTTGTTAGAAAATTATGAAATTACTAAACTAGATATTAATAGAATTTATAGATATTTAGAAAAGTACACAAATGAACACTCGGGTGATATAGATGAATCGTGTGATGATTCTGTGAGTGATGATATGTAATGTGTGCGTAGTTGTTGCATTATTTTATATATAATATTAATTATCTATTATATATATATATATATGTCAGGCATGAATCATGATGATGGATATTTATTACTTCGCAACAAACTAACAAATGATGAAATCGAATTTTTGTTAACGTGTTCGACCAGCGACAATAAAATAAATTACAAAATCGTGAAGGATTTTATTGATAATTATTTTATGCGGTCAATTATTAAAAACACAACTTTTATAACAAATCCAACTTATTATAAATTTCGATATAGTGATAAAAAAAATTCAACAGATGCGTCTTTAATTCATAGTGACACGTATAATTTCAATGATAAAATAGAGAATGTTCCATTATATACATGTTTGTGTTATTTAGATGATTCGCAGATGGAATTAGTCCCTGGATCACATAAAAGAACAAATTTATCATGGATAGAATCATACAAAAAAAAGATTCAGGTCGATTTAAAACGTGGAGATATACTTATTTTTTATTCTGGATTACACCATCACGGTATAAACTATCATGATAACCCGAACCGAAGATTATTGCAAATATTTGACGTGTTTCCTAACAAACAAGTATTTGATACACACGTAGATAAATTACGCCCGGTAATAACTCAAAGTTCTATTTTTGCAAATACATTAGGGTCATTTATGTATAATTTGTCTAGATTTCAAAGTGTTATGAATGTAGTTTCTTTTTTACATTATTATTTAGTATATAAACATTTACAATATAGGTTATTATCATTGACCGATTTGAAACCAGAAGAGAGAAAAGGAAATTACGTTACGTATGAACCTGGACCACGCATGAATTATGAGAATATAACCATGAACGATGATCAAAATATTAATATTGTTTGTTTAAAAGGTGTTAAAACGCTTGAATTGTCATCGATTTTTATAAATGAACCGCACACGCTTTTATATTTATTGGTGTTTTTGATAATATGCATCTATATTGTCAAAATGAAAAAATCAAATATTAATATGAATATGATTTCTGTAACTAAATCGTCAATCGGTTCTTTGAAAAAGAAAATATTGAGACGATAATTTACTTTATTAATATTATTTACTTGGTAATATTATTAAACCACTTGTCCTTGATCTCTTGGTCTAACACTAAAAACTGATGATTTTCATACTCTTCCGGCGAATTATAAAATAAATGAACTGGACCATTAGAATGTTGACCACTGCCCACAACAACTTTAAAAAAGTTGCTCTCATCCTTCTTTCTACCTACAATAAATTGAGTTACTTCTCCAGTAATTGCACGACGAATTCTCGAACCGCTGGTTGTGTTTGTACCATAGTAAGAAATTTTAATATTATCATAATATTTACCCTTCCATTCATTATTAAAACGACGAGTTATTGTGTGCAACATTGAGGAAACATTGTTGCGTTTGAACTCATTTAGTGCAGTTTTTTCATTTAACGCAGTCTTTTCATTATATACTTGGTCGGTTGATGCAAACATATCAGATTCATACATTTTATATTTTTAACACTATGTTTCTAAGTGATTATTGATTATTATTTATAATTTCGTAAATAATAATTTGTTTTGTTAGATATTGTTAGAAAGAATATAATAAATTTATAATTCTGAATCAGCAGTTCTTGATTCATATTCTGCAATTTTATTATTTAATTCTTCATTTTTCAATATTAAATCTTTGTTGCGTCGCAATACTTCGCTCACTAAATGTGTCTTGTCATTCAAGAGTTTCTCGTAATATTGTTTTAAATTATCCGCGTATTCCTTCATTTTTTCTTTCATTTCACACTCCATTTTAAAAAAAACCGTTTTTTGATGATCTTCAATCATTTTCTCGCGCTCTTTTTTAATCTTCTCAGTTTGTTGCAACACATCTTGTTTATGCACCGGCAGACCGGGTTCATATGAATCTAACAAGGTATCCACGTCTTCCATATAAAACTTGATCAATTCTGGTTCTTTCATGAAATCAGATACCGTTTTGGTGGATTCATTTATGTATTTATTCGGGTCATTTAAAATATGTTTTTTATCAAACGAGTTATGATTATGCGAAATAACCAAAATGGATTTCGTAGGGTCTAACTGCACAAAAGGAATCGTATAATTTTTTAAAAACGATTTTTCCTCCGCCAAACACGCAGTATCATCATATTTAGTCTGACTCAACAATTCACGCCGAAACGCAAATGTGGCGGCGGTAGAATGATTTGGTCCATATGGTCCAAACTGATATAATTTTTGAATATGTTTAAAATAAATATGCATTTCACTTGTTCCGGCACACAACGCTTTTGGATTCGCCGCCAATGTTTCAACCGCATGACTAACTCTTTCCGGTGGGTAATAGTCATCATCGTCCATATATATGATAATTTCACCGGATGATTTGTTATGCATTGTATTACGTTTTTTACCCAGCGTCATTTTAGTATCATACTTAAAATACTTCACATTTGGAATATGTTTTACAAGATCTTCGATTTTATCGGTTCCATCGTCAATAATAATCCATTCCATTTTGTCATTCGGGTATGTTTGGTGTTCAAAACACTTTATCATGAAAGGAATAAATGGTCTGCGATTAAATGTAGGTGTGCAAATACTAACAAATGGTAACCGAGTCTTGTTTTTATTTTTTTTATTATTTGTATTATTTGTATTATTATTGTTCATATAAATAAAAGTACATTTTATTTATATTGTTTTCATCTGCGTGTTATTATTGCGATTTTGTATTTATTTTGTTTTCGCGTTTGGAATATATTGCGAATAAAGTTTTGTAAATGTCATCAAAAATAGAATCGCTCCCAAACAACTCATCGCTTCAGTTGTACCAATATTTGTATAAATCACTTTTAATAAAGTAAATGAAATCAGAAGCATTATTACTTGACGTTTATACACTATAAAATCATACACAAATTTAGAGAAATCGTAAGATTTATGATTATGCCTAGTTTCACATGGAATTAATAATGGAGTAATAATTGAATACAACATACTTATTATAGGTAATCCAATAACAACCATCGGAAATAGAAGGAAAATAACGTATATAAAATATATAAACCAATTTGTTAATGAACTGAATGTTTGGGTGAATGTTGGTGGTTTTGAATCCACGTCATACGTCGTAAAAAATTGTTTGAAATGAATTATGTGGTATATAAACGCCATAAGTATATTTATAAAAAACATGATGAACCATATGAATGGAGTAACATACATAGACGCAATCATAACAAAACTCTCGGGTAATTTATACGCTAAACCAAATAGTGAAGTTATAATTGTCCAATTATTGCTAATCATGCTAGTTAACACCAATTTTAAAAAATGAACCAGCGGAAATGTTGAATCATTCAATAGATTCATGAACGTATTGACTGTCAGCGTCTTTATAACATCGTCTTGATTAAATTCCAGCGGTGTTTTTTCAGAACCCTGATATTTGGGTAAAAACCCATCGCCGTAATTTTTTACATTGTGAGTTTCAACGATATTTTTTATTTTATCCGCTTTTTTTGTGAAACCAAGCATGTTTGTCTCTGCTAACAAAGTTGTGTATAACGTAATTGAACTTATAATAAAAATACCGGCAGATAACCATAATATACTGGATGAAAATTTCTGTCCAATATCAACCCAATTAATAGCGGTCTTTTTTTTCATATCCTTATAATAAACGAATATAAAATAATCATCATATGAACTTCCTTAAATAACTAATTTACTAAGTTGCATACATTAAACCGCAGTTTCCTCCAACAAACGTAATCATATTTAATCGTTCTTCAAATACATACAAATCATAATTATACGTATAAATACGCCAAGTTGGTTTATTAATACCAATAACCGTTCCGTTTTCATCACAAAACGTAGTTGTTTGCACATTGGAATCTAATGGCGGTTGAATTGTAGTGAATTCTAGTTCCACTTGGTTGAAACGGTTCATATTAATCGCGCCGGATGGTTGAATATCATATGGAGTTGTATTCATGCAAAAATTATAACAATATAACCCATCGGGTGCATTTCCCTGAGTTCTAACATATTTTTCGATTAAATTGTATACTCCTACAGGTTGACTATTCTCGCGATAAGACCCGTCTAGTAAAATTCCCATATTGGATAATATATTTTTTTCATTTTCAACCGAGTAATCTCCAGAATAATATAACAATTGATTTGTAGTTGGGGGTATTATATTAATATCCGAGGGCAGATAATTATACGCCCAATTCGTATAATTGCTCCATTCGTTTCTCAGATTGACATCACTTCTCTGAAAATAAAATAAATTACTCGATACCATACCCAATGATTTCAAATCCACTTTATTCGTCCCGGTAATATTGAAGAATTTTTTCTCATTCACTTGTCTGAATAAATATTTTTGTTCTTGAAGCGCAAATAGTCTCGCCTCATCCGTCGATAGAAAACAATATGTGCAATTCAAGTGAATGTCTGTGTTCCATAAAGTTCTAGTGTCTAAATATTCAGTAGAATCATCAATGATTTCACTTGGCGGTGTTTGCAAAAAACGATGAAATTGCATATATGTAGAATTAAAATTGGGTGCTACATATGGATATCCATTCGCAGAATCTTGAACATCGATAATTCTGAATAATTCATTGATCGGTTTAAAAGTAATTGTAATATGCAATTCATTATATTGCAATGATGTTAAAGGAAACGCCATTTGACTTTTTAGCATAAACCACGAATTTAAAGGAATATATAAAATTCTTCCTCGAATGGATGGTTCTGCGCCCACCGGATTGGTAGTATATGTCGCATTTGGATACATATTTGTACGTGCACCACTATTCGCCGGATCATTAATCTCGCTGATATTTCCAATCATTTTATTGAATAAATCCATCTTTTCAGTAGGATAGTCTCTTTGAACCGCCGCCAATAAGTAATCGCCGGAAAATTCCTGAAGTGTTTGATTACCACATGTAATGGATATTTTGTTAATCATTTTAGCGCCAATATTGTCAATCCATTTAAATCCGTATGGTATATACAAATCATTTACAGCGTCATAATAAAGTGGACTCCAAATATGGGGAAGTTCAAATGAAATATACGTGTCCATTAATAAATCAGCATATCTAGGTATTTTAAAAATAAAGGTGGATTCTTCGGTTAACCTTAATGTTCGCGAACCTTCAAAATCTACCCTAAATTTTTGAAATCCGAAATTAGTATATTGAGCATAACTTGATTTAAAAAATGTTTTAGAAGGATTACCATTTAGAATAACATTTTGTTGACCATATGATACTAAATTCATGAGTCCGCCAGGCATATATGTATATATTAAATATTATTTAACTATTTTAATTTTGTTATTGTTATTGTTTTTATTCTATTTTATTATTTCCATTTATATTATATGTCAACGTCAACAGAACCATCTTTTCCTTTAAACATTACCGACATGTTGAATAAAATGGACGATAACGCCGCTATTTTTATGATTACATTTGTTACTTCTGTAATTATTATCATGTTTGGGATCTACGTGTATTATATGATTAATTTGAAGGATAATAAATGTTCAATGATAGACGCATTAAATCCGAATAAAAATACCGCAATGAGAACGGTTATCCCAAATAACAACGCATTAAATAATTATTATATTAAATCTGCCTATAATTGTTGTAGTTTAGGATCCTATAAGAATGACTATGTTGGTATGTGCGCATTAAAAAATGTGTTACGCCAAGGTGTTCGTGGTCTTGATTTCGAAATATTTTCGATTGATAATAAACCGGTTATTGCTACATCTATGACAAATAATTTCAGTGTTAAAGAAACATTTAATTCGATTGATTTCGAAGAAGCGTTGTTTTTTATTACACGAAATGCGTTCAACAATTTATTTGTCAATAATTCGGGGGACCCGATTATTATTCATTTAAGATTTAAAAGCGAAAATATTAAAATGTACGATAATTTAGCAGCGATTTTATCGAAATATCAATCATATTTCATTGACAAACAGTACAAGAATGTGAATTTGGGAAGTGTTTCTCTATCAGCGTTAATGGGAAAAATATCAATACTTGTAAACGACTATAGTAAAACATATTCTACTTGTGATGCATTGATGGAATATGTTAACATGACAAGTGGATCTGGAAATATGAGAATGCAAACATTTTCGGATATTAAAAATGGGGATTCCAATCAACATCTAGATTTAATTAATTTCAATAAACAATTTATGACGATTTGTGTACCAGATAAAGAAAGTAGTCAAGTGAATCCGGATATTACATTTTTTAAAGATACTGGGTGTAATATGTTTGCATTAATGTATCAATTCCAGGATCAAAATTTGGGTTTAAATAATACGTTTTTTAATAATGCAGCGTTTGTATTGAAAGAACCTATTTTTTTAGGAACAAGTGAACCGGTTACTAGTATTATTGTAGAACCAACGTTAGTACCACCTCCTATATATCCAACTGTAATATATGTTGCAGATACAACACAAGATACAAAACCAACAGCAGGTAATACAAATAATACGAATACAAATAATACAAATAGAAATAATACAAATAATACAAATAATACAAATAATACAAATAGAAATAATACAAATAATACAGATGAAACCTCATTAAATAAACTACTAGAAATTGAAAGTATTGATCGTCAAAGGTTACAAAATGCGAAAAGAGAAGAAATGATTGCGAGACTAGCGGCTAGAGGTTTACCACCAACCCATATAATTTATGTGAAATATAAGAATGCACAAAAAATAACGGAAGCGGCACAAATAAAATTACAACAATCTTCATTAGCAGTATCAGAAGCAAAAAAAAGCAATCAAAATAAATAATATCTTCAAATTATTTAATTCCTCAAAATATAATATAATATATATAAAATATATGAAAAATAAACAAAACATCTGTAAAAATTTAACATTTCAGGATTGTGAATTAGCAATATTAAGAAGTGCAGTTGATAAAGCAGCCAAAAAAATCGGTTCCAAATCTGTAAATTCAGAAGATATCAAAAAAATGATTGCAATAGTAGAAACCTTTATCCGAGATAAAAAATTAATTTGTTACGGCGGCACCGCAATAAATAATATTTTACCAAAACAAGACCAGTTTTATGACAAGGATGCAGAGATCCCAGATTATGATTTTTATTCTTGTACTGCGTTAAATCACGCAAAAGAATTATGTGACATCTTTTTTGCAAACGGATATATTGAAGTAGAAGGTAAAGCAGGACAACATTACGGTACATATAAAGTATTTGTTAATTTTATTCCTATTGCTGACATTACATATATTCCAAAAGATTTATTCCTTAGTTTAAAAAAAGAAGCGATCCGTGTAGGAGGAATATTATATCCTCCTGCGAATTTTTTAAGAATGAACATGTATAAAGAATTATCTCGTCCTGATGGCGACGTGGACCGATGGGAAAAAGTATTAAAACGTTTAACCCTATTGAATAAACACTATCCATTATTACCGCATAATTGTAAAAATGTCGAATTTCAACGTGAGATGCAAAATAAAGAATTTTCAAATAAAATATATGAAAATGTAAAACAAGTTCTCATTGATCAAGGAGTTGTCTTTTTTGGTGGATATTCGTTATCATTATATTCGAAATATATGCCCAATCAATTCAAAAAAAATGTAGATAGAATTCCAGATTTTGATGTTTTTACAGAAAATCCAAAATTAGTTTCGACAATTATTCAAGAACGATTAGAAGATATTGGAATTAAAAATATTCGAATTGTTAAACATCCTGCAGTGTATGAAATGATATCTGAAAATTACGAAGTGTTGGTTAAAAATGGAAATGTATATGACTCAATTGTATTTATATATGAACCACTCGCATGTCATAGTTATAATATAATTAATGAACGTGGTATGGCGATTAAAGTCGCAACGATTGATACAATGTTGAGTTTTTATTTAGCATTTTTATATGCAAACCGTAAATACTACAATACAGAACGTATATTATGTATGGCGGCGTATTTATTCGATGTTCAAGAAAAAAATAGATTAGAACAAAAAGGGGTTCTAAAACGGTTCAGTATTAATTGTATTGGTCATCAAGATACAGTTGAAGAAATGCGAGCGCAAAAATCCGAAAAATTCAAGGAATTAAAACATAAACGCAATTCACGCGAATATGAGGAATGGTTTTTAAGATACAGACCGTTTGAGATGGGAAATAAACGCAAGGAACAAGACGAACAAAACCAACACAATAAAACAACCAAGACAACCAAGACAACCAAGACAACTAAGACAAATAAAAAAATACGCAGTGAAGAAGATACACCAATGAAAAAAATATACACAAATACTCAAATAAAAACAAAAAAAAATAGAAAACAATCAGGGATACTCGATATTTTTAAATTCAAGGATGTATAACTGAAAAAAAGGCACTACTAGACACAATATGATTTAATAAAATAAATATAACACGCTTTCACGATTTGATTATACATTGTTAAACTAACATCAATGTTTGATTTTAAAATTACTTTATTTAATAAATATATTTTATGTAATAAATAAGGGATTATTTTCACAATTTGTATAAATATATAATTAGTAATAATATCTAACAACGACCAATCATTCACATAACTACAAATAGAAGTGGGCGTTTTATATTTGAAAAAACTGTGAATATCTAAAATACCTGTAAAAATTCTGGTGTAATTCGTTTTTTCATTTTTGATTGATATGCAATTCGCCAATTTATCGAAATTATGGATATTTAAATACAATACCTTTTTGTTAGAAGAAGTTACTGGAAATAAATATGGATAAAATCCATCGACAAATTTCTTTTTATATACAAAAGAATTATCTACTACATATGGACAATAACACGATTTATGGATGGTTTCAAACAAGTCATCAATATTTTTATACGTATTTTTGACAATTTGTATGTTTTCTTTGATATCGAAAAATGTAATATATAAATTCCCGTTTAGTCTTCTAAATGCATCTTTTGTTATATATGGGCGTATTTTGCTAAATATTTTTGAAAAAATATCAACATTATATTTTTTTTTAAAATGATTATATGTTATTTTGTATATGATATCAACTAAATCAAACGCGTTCGCATAATAAATTAACGCAACAAGTGATCCAATACTACAACCAGATAAACGGTTAATCTTGATTATATTCCTTTGTTCCAATCCTTTTAAATAATATAGTGCTCCTAACAAATAACTTCCGTTAAATAGACCTCCTTCTAGAACAATATCTGTTCTTTCTGGATTCGATTTTTGCGGTATTTCATCGATTAGGTTATTGATGTGAAAATCGATATTATTCATATTATAATTTTAAAGTATAATATCAATTACATTTCTACGCCATTCCAAAATTATTGGATTGTACTTGATTCACAACTTAATTCGTGACCTAAATATATACTGTGATCCGCTGTATTTGTTTCTCTTAATGAAAATTGGTTTGAACAAGTTGGATCTTCGCATAAAGTGCAATTATACAATTCGTTTGATTCATTCTCGTATATCTCATTGCACGAATGATAATAATTCATTTCATTTGGAGGAATATGTGGAACCACGTCTTTATAATGCGTAAAACGGTATAGAAATTGTGAAGATAGAGATACGAAATTCGCATAATTTAAATCGCCGCCACGCGGTTGGCCAAAATTATACACAGTTGAATGTATATGATATAATTGGAGTTCCATCATCATCATTTGACCGACGATCGCACCCAATGAATGACCTGTTATGATAACATTTTCATACTTATATTTTTTTTGTAATGTCGAAACACTATCAACAACAGACGATTTTAAATTCATGGTTGTAGTATAAAACCCGTCATGAACTGTACAATTACATGATGGATATGAATCGTATGAGATTTTTTTAATTTTTAAATCGTCAATCCAATTTAAAAATGACGATGAACCGCGAAACACAACATATATTGTTTTTGTAGATGTCATTAATCCTATATATCCTTCTAAATCGGTTGATTTATCGTATAATATGTTGGTTACTATAAATCCGGTTGCGGGTCCGGATAATTTCATTGTACCATACATTTCTTTATTGCAATATGCAGCACCGCTTAACCAGACGGATGTGTTTGCTTCATATAAGGAATAAGAATAACATCGAAGTATAAATATCAATAACAAAATTATAGAGAATTTCATGTACAATATATATTATATATGAAATAATAATAATAATATCTATGTCCGTTTATCTATGTCCGTTTATCTATGTCCGTTTATTTTTATTCATTCGAATCACAAAAAGCGGTTCGTGATTTTGTTTAACCGGTAGAATATACTCAATGTTTTTTTTCAAGGTTTCTGTTAAAAAAATGGTACCCCTGAAATCTCTTAGAGTATCGGGTTTGTCATCATCCTGCTTAATGTAGTCTGTAAATATTTGTTTTAACCTTACTACATATTCATACTCGTCTTTGTACAAATCAATAGGTTCTTCTATCCTTGGGTTTGGATTGGGAAAATTTTTTAACTGACGCACAATCTTCAATACGACATCTACACGATCCATTTTAGAACGAAATTTACTCATATATAAATAACAATCGATTTTTATATATATGATTTATAATTTATTTAATAAAATGACTACGTTAAAAATAATAAATAACATTATATATTTATATAAATGTTAAATTTTAATTTTAAAACACTAATAGATACAAATCAATCTAAAAAAAATATTCGAGTAAACAAAAATATACCACTTCAACCATCAACACAACGTAATCAACCATATAAACCAACTCAACAACCATCAACACAACGTAATCAACCATATAAACCAACTCAACAACCATCAACACAACGTAATCAACCATATAAACCAACTCAACAACCATCAAGACAACGTAATCAACCATATAAACCAACTCAACAACATACACAATTTATATCACGTAAATACCAGAATCGATTAACAGTTGTAAATAAAATCCAACAACGAATTATAACTCCCGACAATAATATTATTGATTTACATAATAATATTAATAGTAATTTAATTTTTGACAAAACAATTATACATGTTCTAGATAATTCGAATGGATTTGGTGATTTTTTAAGAGGTACAATATTACTAGCACAATATGCAAAACATTTTAATATAAATATCAAACTTGATGTATCTAGACATAATATTAATAAATGTTTAACAATTGAAAACGAATTATTATCAAACAAAGAAAAAATAAATTTAATTTGCTTTAACAGCGACGATAAAAGTGATATTATTCTTTATTCATTAATTGAGCAATTCATAAAGTCTAACGAAACAAACCTTTATATAACAACAAATCTTTATTATAATATGAACTTGGTTTCAGAAGATATTAAATACTATATCAATTCTTTTTTTGATTTTAAACAACAATACCATGATATTGCAAATGAATTAATAATACATTTACCAAAATACAATGTATTACATATTAGATGTAAAGACGAATATTTTAATTCCGATTTTGATGATAATTATTTGTTAACCGAAATAATAAAACTTCAATTAAGTCCTAACACGATTATATTAAGTAATAATTATTCATTAAAAAGAAAAATAAATAAATTATTTGGATTTTATTATATTGATAAATATACATATCATACTGGAAATATATCTGATTATACAGAATTAGAATCAACAATTATTGAATATATTATACTTTCAAAATCTTCAAATACTCATTGTTTTAGTTATTATCATCACGGTAGTGGATTTAGTGAGCAATGCTCTGTATTATATAATATACCATATCGTGTGGTTTTTTTACCTGATAAAAATATGAATACAAATAATATAGAATTATTAATAAATCATTATAATAATTTAATCGAAAATAATTTTATTACATGTTTACAAAATAATAAATGTGATAATTATAGAAACGTCGCCTTTATAACTTTAACCAATACAGGTTACATAAATTATACATTAAATTGTTTAGAATCATTAAAACAAATAAATATGGAAAAACAACTAAGAGTTTATTGTATAGGTGAAGAAGGGTATTCTATATTAAAAAATAATAATTTTTTGTGTGAACCAATTGATGATAATGATTCCTCGAATTTTCAAGAATTTAGAAAAAATAAATGGTCAAATATTACCTATTACAAGTTTGAAATTATATATAATAATTTATTGAATCATGAATATGTTTGTATAACAGACGGCGACATTGTGTATGAAAATAATGAAGTATTCGATTATTTATTAAATAATATTGAAGATAATGATTTATTAATACAAAGTGAAGGTATATATCATCTTGATTTATGTTCTGGATTTATGTTTATAAAATCAAACGAAAAAACAATATCAATATTTAATCCTGAAAATGTAAAAAAATATAGAAACAATGAAGGTTGGGATGATCAAATATATATTAATGCAATTAAATATAAATTGAAATTTAAAAAACTGCCTTTAGACTTATTTCCTACTGGAAATTATTATTATGAATATAATAATATTATTCGGCCTTATATAATACATTTTAATTGGGTAATAGGCGATGAAAAAATACAAAAAATGATACATTATAATAAATGGTATATATCTAAAAAAGTAAAAATATGTCAACACGGTACGGATGGTTTTGGTCATCAATTAGAAGGTACGCTGCGTTTACTATCATTGTCAATAAATAATAAAGCAGATTATCAATACAATTTTGAAAAAATATATACGTTTGAACATAAAAATTTTGAAATAGATAAATTAACACATTATCTAAGAGAAGCGTTAAAAATTCTTTCAATCCAATCAGAAACAAATGCAGAACACCAATTTAATATTGTTTTAAAAGAACAACGTTCATTTAGTGAAATTTTAAAAAATGATAAAAATGTGGAAAATACGATTTATTGTTATGATGGGGTCTCTTCTAATAATCAAAATATTTTACCTGCAAATTTTGAAACGAATAATGAGATTGAAAAATCTTTGCCAAAATTAAGAGAAGCATTTGTCGAAAAAAATATTTATTTACCGTCAAAATCATATGATAATAAATTAATAAATGTATGTTGTCATATTCGGTTGGGTGATGCGGTAGGACAACGTATTTTAGAAAATGATAAATTATTTACAGTTATTCAAGAATTTCAAAAATATAATAAATATCGTATTACAATCCATACTGATGGTGATGTAAAACATCTAGAATGCGAAAATACAATAATTTATGATTCAAATACAGATGTATTACAAGTACTAAGTGACTTTATCTATGCAGATATATTAATAATTAATTATTCATCGTTATCTATTGCAGCGCATCTTTTGGCGAGTAATAAACAAAATGTAATTTGTCCTACAAATGCTGGTCCAACATTTAAACATCGAATTTTAAATAAATGTATAACTACATCCGAATTATTAGATAAATTCAAAACCATATGAAGTTTCTTTGGATCTCTATAAAATATTGTACTCTATAAAATATTATACTATGTAAAATATTTTACTCTATAATTTCTATATCTAAGGTGCTAGAGGTCGCTGGAACTTGTCTACCACAAGATTATCAGGCATATAAACAGGACTCTTTTCAAATATATTATACGACGAAAGAGTTGTCAATTCCGGTTTTAACGGTTTTTCGGGATTCACTAAATTTGTAGAATTTATACCAAACAAGAACGATTCAATATCTGCACTATTCGTAGATAATTTATTCCAGGGCATGTTTCCAGGATTTAAACCATTGCCTGCTAATTTGGTATCATACGCCACCCCATTCGAACCATTCTCATACATAAGATGGTCTCGTGCGGTTTTATATGTGCGTTCTTCTAATGTATAATTAACTGGGGTATTTTTATTACGTGTCGAGGCCATATAATATATTGTAATACTATATTTCTATACTTTTAAATCTATTTGTTAGATTGTTAGATTTTATAACATTTATTTATATTTATCAGATTTGTAAGGTCCTTTATAATGATCTATCATTGAATTATGAAGTTCAAATAATTTTATATTGGGAATAGATAAACACCACCATTCCGCATCATGTTTATTTACCAATTTATTTACATCTAACTTTGAAATATGGGACGATAAAGACCACCAATAATTGCCCGACCAATGATGATTCGGTTTTTCAAGAAAATTAACACTAACGGTATCATATTCTTTCAACATTTTTATACAAGTCTCGTGTTTATTCACTAAAAAATACAACATATAATTTATCCAATCTTGGACATTGTGATATATCGGAGTTCCAATCGGATAACTTATTCCTTTGGTATGCAAATATAAAATATTTGTATTTTGAGATTGTTCTTTACAAAAAGAGTGCATTAATTTCAAAGTTGGTATTTCAAACAAAGACATGTCATTTGAGAAATTAATAACAATCACTTTTCCGGACACCGAATATTTCGCTAAATCCAATGAAAACCCGATGTTGTTTATATAAATGGTATCTAATTTATCCCATAACCCGGATTGTTTAATATTGGATAATATACTATCCAATGACGACGTTCCGTGATTTGGTAAAGTACAACTATGAATAAAACATACGTTTTTAACTGGTGTTGTATAATCCTTGATTATTCTTTCTACCGTAGGGCAAAAACCATAATAATCTAACACGCGAAGTCTTTCTTGGCGAATAATGGGTAGTCTAGTTTCCCATAAATTACTTTCAATCGCATTTTTAATTATATTAAATGATTTATTAAAATCATTCATGTCCAGTTGCACATATGCTAAAGGATTAATATAATCGGCGACATTCGGACATCCCCAATAAAAGCAAAGACAATCACACAATAAAGGTTCCCACAATTTTTCGGTTATGAAATTGGTCTCTTCGTTGTTTTCGCACATGAAATAATATTTATACTTCATAATTCCATTTTCTTTATCAATATCTGGTCGTGCGGTCCCCATATAATTTTTGAAATTAAATTTATTATCTTCATTGTAATAATGTAAACTAACACTCGGGTCATTCTGATCTTGCATATATTTTAAAAAATCGATTCGTTTTATATGCCCGGGGTCAAAATATTTTGACGAACATATGGTAGAAATGATATTGTGGTCAAACTTTAAAATATCGTCTTTATTTTTTAGTTCGGTATATGTGCTTTTTAACTGCCAAAACCCATTATTGTAATATTTTCGATGATTTCGTACTTGTAAAAAATCGGTTTCGCTGGGTGTCGCCCATTCACCCCATGTTTTAACACCCCATGTTTGTGTTCCATAACACCATGGTTCCATATGAAAAATAATAGTTTTTGATTTCTCATAATATTCATTGGGTGGAGGTTTATTTATGATTATATAATAATCGATATTTTCATTTTCCCATGTGAATTGAATTTTGTTCCATATGAAATTACCATGCGTCATTTTGTTCCATTCGATACATAATTGTTTTGATGAGCACCAGTTACACATCATCTTTACGCGAGTGTAATCTTTTTTGTAAATTTTTTCTGTAACTACATTTTTTTCTGTAACTACATTTTTTTCTGTAACTACAATTGTATCCGGAATACTTGATTTTCTAACATAAATACCGTCTCCTTGTTTTAAAAATCCAGTTCTTTTAAAGTCATTTAATTTTCTTTTAAAAAATCCCAGCGTATTAAATGCAACACAATTATTTGAATATGCGCGTTCCATTAAGGATTCAACCGATTGTCTTCCGATAAATTCAATATCATCTCCACCACTATCTAACATGGGATAAAATACCCAATCATCTTTATTTACAAAATTGAGACTAGATAAATCATTCTGTATATCCGTATCTTGATTTTTTGTATTTGGTGCGACAAATTCAGAGTAAACAATATGAGGTTGAATATTGTAAGAATTCATTTCAGGATTGATTTTTATCAAATAATCAATACCATGTTTAATCCCATTTTTGTTGATGTATTTTATCATTTTTTCAGCGCCGGATTTGCACATGATATATCCAAAAAATCCTCCCATATATTGATTTTTTTTCAATGATATGATGGACATTTCGTAATTTGCGATTTTTTCATATTTTTCTTTTTCATAATTTGGAAACACACTATATCCAAGATAAATTATATCGTATTTGGATTTGTTTTCGATTATTTGAGATGTAATTTCATTCAACCTAATATTTATATTTACATCCAGTTTTGCATTATCGTCTTCAAAAATAATATAATAATCTTCTTCGCTGATCGCCAACTGTTTCCATAAATTATAATGAGACATTGCGCATCCAATAAATCCTCGGCGATTACCGAAATCATTACCCTTGAATAAATTACATATCTCATTTGTTGCAGTTAATGCTAATCCGTCGACCGCTTCTATAAATTCATAATTTGTTAGATTATTATTTTTCAATAGATTTTCTGTTTTTTCTTTTCTATCTTGTCTTCGTTTCAGATTTATTACTCTTATTTTATTTGGTGGCGGTGTTTCTACGTCGACTACTGTAGGTTCTAGTACTACAGTAGATTTGTTAATATTTTCTTCTGGTACTACAGCAGTTTCTAGTACTACAGCAGTTTCTAGTACTACAGCAGTTTCTAGTACTACAGCAGTTTCTAGTACTACAGCAGTTTCTAGTACTACAGTAGGTTCTTGTACTACAATCGGTACTTCATTAAATTTGTCGTTTTTTTTTTCTGTATTTTCTTTGTTATAATTAAATTGCTCCAATTGATTTAATGTATATGCATTTGTACCCGTCTTATCCGATGTTAATTTACCAATATGCTGTGAACATATCCCATTAAAAAACGCACTAAGGTACCCTTTCTCATAATATTTATCTGCGTAGTCTCTCTCAAAAAAATTATTTGGAGTGTTATAATTACCCAATTCTAAAATGACCTTTACATTTATCATTGAAGGTCGAAAACTATAATGTGGCCAGTATGCGCAATTTCTTCCGACCACATCATCTCTTTTTTCATGTTGTAACACTCCATTTCCCAGTAATTTCCCCCCATTAATATTCCACCCCGAATACAGTTCCGCATAATTTCGATTAAATAATATTTGATGAATATTGTTAGACGCGTATTTTTCCAAGATATCAACACTTCGCTGAACATAATTATCTTCCTTGAAAAACAACCAATCGTCTTCCAAATGTATCCAGTATTTGGGTTTTAATTTATTTATTTTTTTCCATATAATATTCATACTCGTACGATGTCCTCGCTCCTCGTTAGTTTTTAAATAAAATTTAAAAAATGAATATTTATCCTTCATATATTCTTGATCCTTTTCACTTGAATTATCATCTACACAAAAAAAATAGTCTACTTTATTGATATCCAACCAAGTATTTAGTACAGAATTCATTGTTTGTTTAAATAAATCCAACCGTTTACACGTGGTAATCGATAAAAAGATTTTAACATCGTTTTTTTTACTTTTTAATTGAGAACACGATTTATATGTTGTTAGTACAGGTTTAAAATTATTTATTAATTCATGAATCGACTCAATATATTCTTCTTTAATAATTATTTTTTTCTCTTGTGCAAGTTCAATATAGTTCATTAGATTCGATAAAAACGTTATTTTTTTACTATTGGACCAATTATTTTTTAAAAATGCCGGGATATATAATCTAAAATTATGAAAAACATTATTAATAAACCATTCGCCGCATTCTATATATTTCTTATTTGAAATAATTTCAAACATTACTAACCCGTCTTCGTATCTATCTAGTCTGCAATAAACAATAATCATATAATACGCCAAATAAAAGTTGTACACACTAACAGATAAAAATAAATACGAGGAAAAATCAACCGTATTTAAAAATTCGGTTTCATACCAATTTTTAATTAAACTATAATATAAGTACGCGATATCATTCATTCCCGCAACACAATAATGTTTTATTAATTGAAAGAACCCTTCCACCCGTATTTTATCATATTTTCTGGACTCAACCAAATAAAAAATACCGGATTCTTCTTGGTTTAGTTTTTCATAACATTCATTTAGTCTTAGACAAGAAACGTATTTTTCTTGAAGCCAATTCGGTTGTTTTAATGTTGTCTTGTACCATTCGATCGCTTCCTTGTAATGTTGACAATCCATATAACTATTTGCGCAATAAAATGCATATCGAATATATAAATCGTCTTTTTCCTCCAACGCCTTTGCATGCGCCTTTTCTAATATTAATGCGTCTTTGTAATATTTTTGCGGATCTTGATTTCTTGCACCGGAACGTCCAGAAACAACATAGTAATTTCCATTAATGGTTTCATATTTACATACAGGATCTAAGCATTCAATATATTCATGTAGCACGCATTTATAACACCATTGTTTATGATTATTTACTAACAGAACTCTCACATAACTAACACCATTTTCGCTTCCGAAATTAAAACGATATCCATCCATATTCATATTTTTTGGTAGTACAAAGTTTCCACATAATTCATCATCCGCGTCAAATATTAATACATAATCCGTTTTATTATATGCGCATTCCAACGCTTTGGTGCGATTGTATCCAAAATCTTTCCACTCATGTTCAAATAACTCTCCTGGAATTTTTTTCTTTTTAAAAAAAGAACGAATTATTTCTTTGGTATTGTCGGTAGAACCCGTGTCTGAAATCACCCAATAATCAATCTTTATTTTTGTTAAAAGTTTTTCAAGAGTCGATTCTATAATGTGTGATTCGTTTTTTACAATCATATTCAAACAAATCGTTGTTTTTTGTTCTTTTATCGATACTTCCATTGAAATAATATTATTAATCCTTTTAATTAATAATATTTAACTAATTTATTCTATTCGGTGAGGAAATACTGTTTTATATTTATATTTAATATTCGGGTATATGTTTCTTAAATAAACAACCTTGAGATATTATACCCTTCACATCATTTACAATAATATCTGGATTTTGATTCAAACAATTCGCTAACCAAATTTTAATGATGCAGAAGTTTTTTTTGGGAGAAATTGTTATTCCCGTAATGGACGATACGCATGAATCATTATTGCTTAATGTTTCGCCAAGTAAAATGTATGTTAAATTTTTCCACACTTCATATACAATTTTATTTGAAATTTTATATGAGAAACACCCCCCATTCCTATTTTTTGGATCTTCCCAAATTGGAAGAATTCCATCTTTCATAATAAATAACATACAATTTTTGACTAAAATTTCTGGTAATGTTTCGGTAATTGCAATGGTTTCCTCAATTGTTTTCAATGTATAAATCTTTTTATAACTAGTAATTCCCCAATCGGTATCGTGAGGCAGATGTGCCCACAAATTCCAATGATTAGTTAATTTATGAAACTCTGAATTTTGGGGTTCCATATTATTATTTTCTGATTGCAGAGTAATCATATACAATATATCAATTAATATTTTTAAATTATTTTATTTAATGATATAATGAATATTATTTAATGATAATATATGTATCCTTTTGAAAAATTAATTCATTTGTTTTATTTAATGTGATAAAATTAACAGAATCATCCACAATCTCTATTGTATAATCAACATCATCTAGAAGTTTCGTATGTAAATATGTATTGAAATAATATTTAATGAATTCAAAATTTATAACATTGTTTACAATATAAAAATTATATTCCGGTGTTGATAATTTAATAGTATATTCATTCGAATCTATAATTACCTTGAATGAAATAAATGCGACTTTGGATACATGATAATTTAAATCGTATCTTGTTGGAGGATAATAACATATTTTATTACAATTATTATTGTATACTATCATTTTATATTTTTGAGACATAATCACTGATTGCTGTAAATCACATACATCCTCAATACAATTTAGTTTATGGGATGAATTTACATAATCAATACATTCAAAATAACAATTTTCGATATACTCACGTTCAGTTTTAAATTTGACTTTTTGTAACTGTATTTGTATGTAACTGTAAATATATATTAAATTATAACAAATAGTAGTTTTATTGTTAAAACAATATTTTATAAATACGAATAACCCAAATCCATTGATTAAATTAAATAATGTTGTTAAATTAAATATCATATAAATTATTTAATAATTTATTTCTAAATAGTTTACAATTTACAATTTATTAGTGAAAAATTGGAGTTCCGTTTTGAAATATTCCAACTTCATCGCCTGGATCCGAATTTTCATCTGATGCATAAATAATTCCGGATTTTTCATTTGTTGTAAAATAATTGACACCATTAATTTCGATTTCAAATACCTCCTCTTCCTCTTCTTCCTCCTCATCCTCTTCATCAACTTCTTCGCTTTCTTTAACAAATGATTCTCCAACAACTGCTTCGCTTTCAACAACTGCTTCGCTTTCAACAACTGCTTCGCTTTCAACAACTGCTTCGCTTTCTTTAACAATTGATTCTCCAACAACTGCTTCGCTTTCAACAACTGCTTCGCTTTCTTCTACCACATCTTCTTCTTCTTCTTCTTCTGTGTCGCTTTCCACTTCTGTTACAACATTATTTAATTCTTCAACTTGGTCCTCAGGTTGAGTCTCTTCTATACCCTCTTCCTCTTCCTCATCCTCAGTTTGACCATCTTCCTCAGTTTGTCCATCTTCCTCAAATTGATTATCTACTGGATCGCGATAGTCTTCCAAACAAGTCAAGCACTTTTCGTTCACCATATCACGATTACCACCACAGCATACACAATGCTCTTCAACGACATCGTCTTCTTCTGTATCCAATTCTACAATATTATCTAATTCTTCTAATCTATCATTTTCATCAATGTTTAAGAAAATATTTTCTTCCGGTTGATGAGAGACATCTTCATCGTTTACTGGACCTTCACTATTGACATGGTCTTCGATATCTTCGATATCCTCATTATTGACGAAATTTTCATTATTTACAACATTATAAATCATATTATGTATAATTTTCTTTACAAACGGTATTTGTAAAATTTGTTTTTTAGTTTCAGCATATTCATTTGATTCTACAATCAAATCATTCAAGAGCAGACTTATCCGTTCATTTACAAATTGATTAATTTCATTAATAGCAGTAGTTAATTTTGTGTTCATGTTATAATTAATTTATAAATTGTATTTAATATGATTTAAATATTTATTTATTTAAATTATATATGGAAAATAGCATTGAACATATAGAAGATCTCGCTGAAATTGTACAACGCCAAACATCTTATTCATTTGAAGAATCTATTGAAAAACTAAAACAACACAATAATAATCATATTGATGTAATTAGAGAATACATGGGAATTAAACCCAAAGAAGTAAAGGTAAAATCAATCAATCAAGAAATTTTTAAACAAATTAGATATAAGTTAGATAATTCAATGAAAGAATACAATAATAAAAACCAAATTGATTTACAAGATGTAATTGATAAATTAGGTTAAGCCAAAGATTGTCCCATGCCTCTCGCCAACGATTGTGCTAACCCTTGCGCCATGGATCTATTTTGAGCCATACTTGATGCAAGTGTTTTTGACGCACCAATATTTTGGGTCATCCCACTTTGACCACTAACACGAGGTCTTGACATACCAATATCAATAAGAGATTTTCTCTTTTTACTGGATTTTTTCTTTGACGATTTGCTCTTCTTTGATTTACCACCTTTAAAAATTTTGATGCTTTTATTCATACGTTTAAGACCGTTTTTTAACGAGATAATTTTATTTTGTAAAGATTTAATATTAATCGCCATCGTATATATATTAAATAAATATTTTATTTTAATATATATTTATTTTTGTCTAATTATTATTACCCCAAAATGTATCACTCGATTCCCAATACATTTTATCTGTTTTTTTTACTTCGTAAATATTTTTAAACAATTCTAGACGAGCCAACGTACAGTTAACCCTATATTTATCCAATGGATGAGGATTATTTTTTAACTGTGCAGATATTGCTTTTTTCGCAATCGCCTGCCTCGCTTGAATCGCATAATAACAAAAAAACGCACCAAATGATAATTTTCTAATATACGCAACATCGTCATTTTTATCCTGAAAGTCTCTTAAATATTCTTCGCATATCGCTAAACCAGAAATGTCCGCCAAGTCTTCAGATAAACTCATATGCACATCAAAATGTATATCATCATACGCGGTAAATACATTGTACTGTTTTATAATATCCTGCAATTTAAATTCATACATTTTTTTATCTTTTGGTGTCCACCAATCAAACAATTTACCATTATAATCATATTTGCTACCAATATTATCTAAAGAGTGAGATAATTCGTGCCCGATTGTAAACCCAATATGTGCTAAATTATATTCAATGCCGCGTTCCGCCAAATCGATAAATGGCGGTTGAAGGTATGCAAGAGGAATATATACCGAATTTTCAATAGGAGTATAATACGCATTTACGATATAACACTGTTTACCAATTAATTTATACGGCATTTCGCGCCAATCAACATATGGAATATCAATAACCGGGTTTCCATCTAAACTAACAAACTTGTCGCGTCTCCAATTCATTATTTTAACCATATTTCCCCAAGCGTCCGTCGATGAATAATTAATATCTGGATCTTCATACCCAATTTCCGGATTACCTATAATTAATTTTAAATGCTGTAATTTTAAAATGGCGTATTTTTTAGTCGGTGGGGATAACCAGGTATTACGTTTTAAAATACGTGTAAACACTATTGTTAGATCCTCCGCCATGTTTTTAACATAATCAATATATTCTTCTTTACGATATTTCTTGGAATACTCGCGCGTCAAATACGTATTAAACGCCATAGATAATGCAAAAATCGGAGATAATTCACGTGGAAACATCACATCTTGACCTTGAACAAATTTACCAGTAAATCCATATAATATATGATCAAACTTGTTACCGAATCTAGACATGGATCTCAAAAAAATATAATACCAATACGCTTTCCATTTGTTAGATTTCCAATTGTCTTTCATCAATTTCATAATACATTTCAGATAATTTGTACTAGAAGATATGAATGTTTTTGGCGGAGTTTTGTATCCCAGCGATTTTGAAAAAGTATCCCAATCAAACCCATATTCTAACGATATTTTAGAGTTTAGCACGTTATAATATTCCGGCGAATCCGTTTTAATTTCATTGCATCCCAATGTTGCAAAAATATCATATTCCACACTCCAAACATCTTCGCCTTGTAATCCATGATCTTTCCCTAAACAATAGTCAAATAAAATCATTATGTTTTCAATGCGCTTCTTTTTATAAAATGTCAAATACTTTTTGACTTCTGCCGTCGGATTATCGACTTGTGCTAGTAATTCGTACTCGTACATACCCATGACAGGAGATGTAATATGTGAAATATATACACCTGGATTTTTTTCGTCCGCCATCATTTTCCAGTACACTGGGCACCCCCAAGAAACAATTTCATTTGAATTTATATATGCTAAAAATTCTGTTAAAGTATCTGATGCAATATAATTATCAATCGCCTGTGTAGTTTCGCGAATATTTTTTTCAATACTGGGTTGATTTAAATTAAATATCGAATTATATAAATTTAGAATTTTTTGATTTTTTGATTTTTTAGCGATATCTATGATTTGATAAAACACTTTTTCTTGTACCACTCTAAAATTATCAACTTGCACATAATATTTTTTATCCTCTTTTTTTTTAAGTTTTTCATGTTGTTGCTTAATCCATAGAAAATTGATGTATGTAAAATAATCGTTTTGAGGCGTAATTTCCTTGGGGGTTTTAAATTTTTTGAATATTTCATTTAATTCTTTATTAATACCCATCATTGTTTTTTTACTTTTGAATACTTCACTTTTCTCGTACTCCTTTTCAAAACGATTGTCTTGTTTTTTACAAGGTACAAGAGGTTTATTATTTGCCGGGTTTCTTTTACATGTATGACGACGACGATGACTCTTATTACGTTTTGACTTCATAATATGTTTTTTTGTTTTTCTCATAATATATATCAATATTAATTTACAATACCAAATTGTTCATTTACAATATTATTTTTAACCTGGGATTTTTTTTGGTTCTTCTTTTTAATATGATATGTATTCGATGGGATTATCTTATTGTTTAGAATAAATTCATCATTGTCTTCGTGCAATTCTGGTAAAATACGTGTTAACGGTTTATCCACAATTAAAAACAATCGTTCGTTTCTTAATAATGACCGATACTCTTGGATAGACAAATTACCATAAAATTTTTCCAACATGTAATACGGGTTTGGCGCAGGTTTTATATTTTTAGTGTATTCATAAATTTTTGCATAAATATGATTTATAAAATGATATCTTTCGAATTTAATTGAACTATCTATATTTTCGTCCATTAAATATGCGACTGCGCATTCAGGACTGCAAAAACAACCATATACATGATATGATTCTTTAATATAGTGCTTGGGAATATATACCGGAGGATTATCGAAATTATAAGTGCACCAAAAACACGCAGATCGTTTATCTGATATATTATTAATATGCAAATCATGCTCCAATTGTTTTAATTTACTCCAAACATCTTTCATTTTGCATGGTTCAGATTCAACATTTTCATATTGAGTGTTATTTATAATACAAATACTATTACTAGGATTGCTAGTAGTCGAATGATTTGTTGTGAGATTTATACTATTACTAATATTATCGGATTCATTTCTGTTACTCTCATTGGTATTAACACTTGTATTTTTATTAGGTTGAATAATTTCATTCGGTTGAATAAGTTCATAACTCAACTCATTTTTTGAATTGAATGCATAGGATTCTACATCCTTATTGGATTGGTTATTCAATAAATCTTTTGATGAACACTTTAAATGGAGTATTACATTGGGTTTTGAATCCTTTATATTATTATTGGGTAGAATTTGTTGAATAATTTTTCCTCCTTTTGGTTTTCGTCCTCTTTTCTTAACTACTGCTTTTTTATCTTCATTATCAATATCAGTTGTAACACATTCTACATCCACCACAGTATTTTCTGACTCCGTCTCCTTGTTTTCCGTGATCAACTTATTTTCCATGATCAACTTGTTTTCCATGATCAACTTGTTTTCAATTTCCAATAATTCCTTATTGGATTTTCGTCCTCTCTTTTTAACAATTTTTACAGAAGAAGACTCATCAATAATAATATCAACACTATTCATATTATTAATAATACAATAAATCAATTTAAATCGTTTTAATAAATCATTTTTCATATACAAAACATTTACGGCAAACTGGAACATAATTATCAGACCCAACCAATGTTTGTTGTTTTTCAGTAGTCAATCGCATTGAAAAAATACCTGATGTTCCATTTTTGCAAATACTACAAAGCGAAGTTAGTTTAGTTACTTTATCACACAAAGGAATTAGATCCAATATTTGACCAAATTTATTACGTTGGAAATCGCCGTCTAATCCACAAATATATATTTTTTTATTGTTATTCAACATATCCACTACTATATCATATAAATCTTCAAAAAACTGTCCTTCATTTATTAAAATCACATCCGAATTTCTTAATTTAATATGATTATCACATTCATCTGTATAAGTCTCATCTACCTTAGTGTAATTCCATACATCATTCAAATGTATAGTTTGAATACATGGTATCATTATCTTATCATGTGTTGACATCATTGTATTGTGATAACGTGTATCTGTAGAATGATTTATTACTGTTACAGAAATATTACAAAACTTACATTGTTTATAAATATCCAATAATTTCGAAGTCTTGCCCGCATACATTGGTCCAATAAATAGTTCTAAATAACTGTTTTCGGTATGAATCATTATTTATATAATTAATATGTTGAATTTCTATGTTGTTTTATATTTTTATTTTTTATGTTTTTATCGGTTGATACTTTTTTTAATTGTTTTTAGACCCTTCTCATTTATACGTTTCTCTAAAACACCAATTTTTGTTTCGATTTCCGCAGAAATAGTAATATTGGTTTCTTTGTCTTCTACTCTTTTCCATACACATACAAAATCTATCCATTCAGTTGTATCTATGAATATATGAAATGTTTCAACTACTTTTACAGGGTAAACTACCTCAGTCGCAACTTGTAATCCAGACCAATATGCGAGTGCTTGTCCGGCATCAAAATAAAAACGCCAATTGTCGCCAGGATATGCATGATATACTCCATTGGAAGGAGCATTAATATAAATAAACCCTCCTAATTTTACAAGTCGCGTCATTTCTTTGAATGTCAACCAAAAACATGGATCATGTTCAAAACAAGATGTAGATATAATTAAATCAATTGACCCTGTTTCAAATGGTAATTTTTCTCCCGGTTTTACAACTATATCAACGGATGGATGCGCCTCTAAATCAACACATATATAAGTCATTCCTAAATTGGTAAAAAAATCACGAAGTGACCCGTTTACATTTGAACCGCCTATATCAATAACAATTTTATCTATCGATCCGTATATTTCTGCAAATGATAGTCCAGACATTAAAGATGAATAGTGCATATAAATACAGTTACCAAAATTTTTATAAAATTAATACGAGATTTTATTTTTCATGAATAAATGAGTTTTCAGAATTTATAATGTTGTTGGAATTTGATTTTAAAAGAATACATTAATTAATAATAACAAGTAATGAATTCAAACAACCAATTTATACCATTGTGCGAAAAATTCAGACCAACGAATTTTGACGACATTGTGTTAGATCCATTAAATAAAAACATTCTTAGAAATATTATTGAAACCTCGTATTTTCCAAACCTCCTTTTTTATGGACCTCCAGG